CCAGGTTTTTGAATAGAAAACCACTATTTACACCAAGTCGTAATCCAACTTGTAGAACGCTGCAAGAGCTGAATGGGACATTATGTCACCAATCTTCATGTGAGCAATGTTATTTACAAAGTCAGTAAGTTCAAGCGGAATAATCTCGTATCTCGCTTCTAGAGATTGTGTGCCTACAATCTCTGTAACCGGTTCTTGGTGGGAAAGGGACAAGTCATCCTCGAACATAAGGTTGTGAAGCTTATAGCTACGAGAATCTCTCGGGTCAAAACGACGCCTCAACGCGTTCATCACCAAGGTGTTTGGTTCATGTTTATACGATGCTACAACGCATTGCATAAACTTTTCCCCTTTCTCTTGGGGTGACATACCAGCAAAGATTTCAGCTGATACGCCGAGATGCTCGTGTGTTAGGTCGCCCTCAACTGATCCGAAATTTCGGAATATACAGCCAAGGTTGAGATAACTGGTCCAGCTACCATCATCACATCTCAATGGAGATCTCTTAAGAAACTGCAACTTCTCGAAGTTAGATCCAAACTCATCAACTGTGAGCTTGAAGCCTACTTTCTTAGCTCCTGCTTTGAAATCAAAGTCGCTTATTGCTGAAGCAACTACGATCATGTAGGAAGAGCAATGATTGAGGATAGTTGTAAGTACAGTTCCAGATCCCTCAAATGGATGTGGGAAAGTCATCTTGATCTTCTCGCTAGGATTATCAGGGTTCTTCAAGGTGATAGGCAAGTTGCATTGGGAAACAAGCCCAGATGCGCGAACTCTGCTGTACTTGGCCATAATGGAATGGCAAGTGAAGAAGGAGAGCTCTCTTGCACTAGAGTCACAAGAAGAAATGTCCAAGTTGGCACCAATAGTCCTTCCATTAACATTACCGCACATAACCATATCGTCGGAGAAGATGACACAATGAACAAAGTTCAATGTGCGCTGAGCCTGTGCCAACTCATTGATGAGCTCGTTAAAGCCCTCAAGGGATGGTTTACTCATTATTGAGATCTTCACCTCGATGGTATCATGCAGAGTGCCTGCAGGAAAGTAAAAGGGTCTTACGAACCCTACCTTGACCAACTCCGGTACTTCAGGAGCATACATACAACCACCTTCATACCCAACATATAAGCGTGGTACTTTGAGTGGTTTAGCAGTCTCCCGTTTCACGTTAGCGCTTAGGCGTGATACAAGAATATCGCGGTTATCACTGAGTAATGAATCACAATACCATTTACGTCTAAGTCTAGCCTTAACATGAGGCAATGAAGCTGAGTATTCTCTAGAATAAATCGGTTCAATGTGCTCATAAAAGCCAGATAAGAGTTGGTTGTAACCCCAGGAAGCTGCGTTCTTCAGGTTGTCAAGACCTAATCTGATCCAACGACGATCACCTCTGCTCTCGAGGATTTTCCATGCATGGAGGAAACGCTCAGACTCTTTCTTAGTGAAAGGAATCTGTACTGGCGCGGGTGCTCTCCTCTTAGTGAAAAGTTTGCGTTCAGGGTAATCATAGTATATACCTTTTGAGAGGAATTCAAACATGCTCATTTGATTATAATCAAATGTTTCTTCATCCTCACGCTTAGCCACCAATCTCTTGATTGCTTTGCATGCATTAGTGCCGTTGACGTCGTAAATAAGGAAGTTAGCGTCTGGTGCTTGGAATTTCATGTACACCGTTTTGTAATAGCGGGTCTTATCTAGGTCTGTGTCAAATTCATAACCATCAAATCCTGCTTCACTTTCAGTGAAATGAGCTCCAGCAGAGCAAACGATGTCAACATCCTCACGAACATTCCAGTCACTGGGAATCTCACATGTTGTACCTCTTTCAGAGAAAATACCATGATGCTGTATACCAATCACAAGGGGATTAGCTTGATAATGGAACCCGCGATCATTGAGTTCACTGCGTTCAAGAAGACCACAGGAACTAATCATTTTACGGGTTGCACACAAGTGGTGCATCCATTGACCAAGCATTAGCTCTCGATCAGGCGCGGTCATCCAGGCCCACTCACCCTCGATTATAGCAGTGGCGCGCTCAACAGCTAATGGAGATGGTGTGACAGTTCGCATCTTGTTAACAAGAGTCAAGTACATATGTTCTAACAAATACCCACCGGACACATATTTTGTATGACGTTTTTCTTCATAAGTATATGTGTATGAGTTTGGATAAAACCATGTGAACGGTGACTCAAGAGTCATCGCCTCGATTCTCTCTCCAAGCATGTCGAATTCTTCGTACACACCAGGACCAAGTCGTTTACAAAAGTTCACAACTTGTCCAACATTAGCCCTTTCAGCTGGCCTCCCATTATAGGTTCTACTAGAAACAAGGCGATCTCCATTATAGAAGAGACCAAAAGCAGCAGGATGTTCAAAAACCCAGTATCTGACATGTTCAGGCTCAGGGATATCCGGAAGTTTATAATCCGGTTCCTGGTCGTCATTCCGTCGATTGTTGTTTTTGTCATTCTCTCTGTTCTTGTCTTTCTTCTTTTGGGAGTTGGAGCCCTTCCCATGACCTTCTTGCCTGCGGCTACCCATTTGTCTGGAGCCAGCACATTCACGATTTATACGTTTGTTATTATCGTTAATGTCCTGAGCTGCAGCCATATCGTCTCCATTTGTCCATTCGCCGTTGTTACCGTTCAAAGCGGAATGTACGACGAATGGCCTTTGTCACATGGAACAATTGGTAGAAGGAAAAAAGAGCGCTTCCGCGGCTGATGAGGGCTCTGGATCACTCACTGAGGCAGCGGGAACACGAGATTCTCGCCGGAGTGCAAACGCCTTTTTCACGGCATCAACGCGTGTTTTTGAGTCTTGTCTAGTGACAGAAATAAAGGTACTATTTTCCTCTTTAATTTTATCACTACGAAGATCATAATAACGAGCGAGAGAAGGCAGAAAACTTCTACCTCTGGCATTTTCGCTGTTAAGATATTTCTTGATCTTCTGAACACGACCAACAAGTATGCACGCGTAATCCTCAACCAAAGCGGGAACTGAATACGACAACAAATCATCCAGTTCGCGCTTGCGAAATTCGTGGACCGTCACAGTGTTAGGATTAAACCACTGAGCGATGGGCGCAGTTCGGAGTGCATGAAACACCCTGTATGTGCAGTTTAGAATGTCGGACCTACGAGGCCACTCTTTCATATCTGCACCAGCCATCATAAAGCGCCAGCCAAGTTTACGCTCATAGCGGATCTTTAGGCGTTGGTTGCGGTGATTAGCCACTTTCTCCTCATGAAGGCGTCTACCCTCATTGGAGCGAGCATGATCATCGGGATCCTCATCATCCTCTTGCTCACTCTCAGTGTCTGGCCAGTCATCCATATCTTCACCCATCTCCTCCATGAGACGATAATAAGCATCATCCACGTTTCTAAAAGCCTTACCACCAAAAACCTCTTCTAGGACTTGAAATTTATAATCCTTAGCAGTTCGGTTTACCACATTGGATCCAGAAAAACCACTCCTGGACCCTTCAGCGGCTTGCTGTCGTTGTTGTTTCTTTCGATTACTCATCATGCATAACCAAAAGGGCGCTTCTGCAAGCTGAAAACACACATTTATGCTCCGTGTGTAAGAGAAAAGTAAGATTTTATTGTTTTGTATATATTAAACTATCAACTAAGGCGAAATTAATTATGAATACTATATACACTACATATGTGCAAACTACAAACTAAATGGGCACGTATGGGGTATCAGTCGTAACTGAAGGGTTTACCTCCTGAATGATCATGTTGGTCGTAGTAATAACACTACCAAGAACATCGAACTCAACAGTGTTGGCGTTAGCGATGTTGGTAGGTGTTACCACAAACACAATCGTCATCAAGCACCGATCAGACATCCAAGCCTGATGGTTTGTGACGGCTCCAGGAGTGCCCCAATAGTAGTCAAAAGCGACCACATTGCCACTAGGAATAATTTTAGGGTAACCAGTAAAGGTGCCTCTAGCATAAAATTCTACATTGACCAAACCGGTGTAATCGTCGGGAAAAGTGTAAATATTATTTATAGTAGATACAAAGCCTCCAATGCTGTTGTTGGGAGACATCTGTGGCGAAGAGCCAAACAAGGTGTCCACGGTGATAGTACCACCGGAGTGGAAGGCATCTGTAGAGATAGCCAACCCCATCCCGTCGAAAAATAGAGTCTTTGAAAGCTTAACTTTGTAAGTCACCCAGAGCAAACCAAGTTGAGTTCCATTCACGTACTGTGTGGGAACACCGTAGAGACCAATCTGAGCCATCGCTAAGTCATAAGTCTTGATGTCCTGGTTCTGTGGAACAGCACCAGCTCGGACGTACAAATTTGAGCGGTTGGCATTTTGTTTTGGATCACATTCGACACCCATCACGATGTTATTCGCGATGGTGCCTCGAACGGCATTGGAACTCTCAATGGCTTGAGTGAAAGTGGCATACTTAGAAGCGCCGGAATTGTAATTGCAACTCATTACGACACTGCCTAAAGAACCTACAGTCGAAACAGACATAGGAGATACAACTGGCTCGTACTCAAAAATGCATTGCATCATCTCATACTCTGAGAAGTTAGGAGCAATCTGAGAAAGCCAGGGGAAAACGGCCTTCAACCCAGGGTTAATAGCGAAACTCTGATTGTACCAGTTGGGGCTACCTGTTGCGTTGATACTGCCAATACACTCTCTCTTTGATATGGTGATTGTACCATTCTCTGAAGATGTGGATGAAAATGATGGAACTCCTGGTGCAGAATGACTAAACAAACCATTATGGTTTGTGGCTGATGTCGTATTCAAAGCAGTGGTATAAGAACCACGACCTCGGGAATAGACACCACGCCCAGTCATATAAGCACCACGTCCTTTAATTTTCTTACCAGCAACTCGAGCGAGTTCTGTAGTGGCTACAGCAGCAAGCGGACCCCCAGCAGCACCTGCAGAAGCAGCTAGAGCCGGGGTTGCGGCGTGGAGAATTTGGAGGGCCTCCCGGCCAGCCACCGTCTTAGCTTCTTTAGCTAAGTGGTGTAAAGCGCGACGAATTTTCTTTTTAGATAACATTGCATACATTATTTACATTGCGTTCCTGCGAACTGCAAACCTCTAGTGAGGTAACAACTATAGTTAGTCAACCAAGATAGCGAACCAGCGAAAGAAAAATATGTACAAGCTGAAAGCAAGGGGTTTAACCACATCAAAGATGCACCGTGTACTCACGGTCTCGAAACAAAGTCAAAACAGAAACCCGAGAAAAACCCTTAGGCAGTTTTTCAAAAACAACGTTGGTTAGACGTCCAAAAACACC